AAAGTCATAGGTAAGGAAGTCATGATTGTCAACTCAGCTAAAGATACCAGATCACCCGAAGAAGTTTTGAAAACGCATGACAATGTTAAGTTTAATTGCCACAAAGTGTATGACCTATTTGATATCATAGATACGGATGAATTTGAACAGGCTGATATCATAGCCATAGATGAAGCACAATTCTTTCCCAGACTCAAAAAATTCATAGAAGGGTGTTTATACCTAGAAAAATCAATTATTATCGCAGGTCTTGATGGAGACTGTTTTCAAAGAAAGTTTGGTGAACTCATCGACTGTATCCCTCTCGCAAGTGACGTAACTAAACTTTCAGCACTGTGTATGCATTGTAAAGATGGGACACCGGGTCCCTTTACCAAGAGGATTGTCAACGACAAAACCCTAGAACTTATTGGTGGGAGTGATATGTATGAAGCAGTGTGTCATAATCACCTGTGAATATCCAAGATGAGTACAACCCTTCGACCGTCCCCGGTTTTCATCAATTCATGATATCTCGCGTGGTCAAAGAGGATATCTTCACCCTCTTTGTGTACGTGCCTACCATTCTCAGTGTACAAACTACAACCCCCATCACCATGTATTGTGAGTTGATATCTTAAGAGTTCATTTGATTCAGCACGATGTGGGTGTAAGACAATGGGACCCTCTATGACTGCAAATGAAGCACCCTCTATGTTTATACACGGTATTTGACGAATGAGACTATTTAAGAGTGGAAATTGTTCAGCCTTGTAAAAATAGTATCCGTCATTCTTTTCAAACCATGGGTTAGTATCGTGGTACCAAGTCTTTTCTAAAGTTGGTGAAACTTTTTCAAACTCTTGACGTAACTTGGAGTAATGAAGTTTCAGTAGAAGAAGACCAGGGTAATTCTTTACATCATACTCCGATAGACACTTAACCATTTCTCGAAATGTATTTTGTATACCGAGGAGTGGTCGCCACACATTTGAAAAGTAAAGGTGGTCAACAGGTGGTTTTACATAATCATACAGGACCATCATCATGGGTACAAACATAAACCGCCACATTATTTTCTCAGTAGATAATAAAAATGCCCGGATACCCCAAGTCCATGTATGCCGAGCCCAAGCCCACCGAGGAGGTCGCGACTACCAAGTCTCGCTTCTCTATGCCTGCTCTCCCCCAGCTTACCATCATCCAGATGGTTCTCGTCGTTCTCATCGCGGGTTATGCCTTCACTGCGCGTAAGATGAACGGTGTCGTCGTTGCCAGCCTTGCGCTGACCGTCGGTCTCCTCCACATGTACGACCACATGTACCGTATCAAGCGTGGCCCCGAAAAGCTCTTCTTCCTTCCCCAAGCTAAGAAGGAGGGGTACAGCTGCTGCGGCAACTAAAAAATCTCAGTAAATATAAGTATGCGCGTCAAGATAACTCGTAGCCCTAACCCTAAAAAGAAGTTCAGGGCTGTCTTAGAAGACGGCAGGACTGTTGACTTTGGTGCCAGTGGATATTCCGACTACACCAAACACAAGAATCCTTCACGTATGCGTTCCTATGTGTTGCGTCATGGGGGTCATGTACCCAGACAAACCATAGAAGAACGAGATCCCAAGAAGATCCAAACAAAAATGTTAAATGTCGATCGGAGCGACAAAGAGAATTGGAAGATGAGCGGTATCAGCGGGGCCGGTTTTTGGTCCCGTTGGTACCTCTGGAGTTTTCCTACGTTTCAGGGTGTTGAGAAATTCATGAAGAAACGTTTTGGTATTAATTTAGTTTGAATTCAAAGTCCGTCTTTTCAAAATCTTCGTCTGATGTTAGACACAGTTTTATTCCTTCGTCCATATCACCTTTAGTAAAGTTATCATCTATTCCGATCTCTTCTTCAAATACTTCATTTTTACGTTTTGAACCACTGAGTGTAAAAATGTCATCTGGATATTCCTTGAAAATGGGTTGATATTTGTTTTCCTCTATACTACCAAATATTTCCTTTACTTTATCACATATCCCACCGTGTGCGCCAGCGCGAAGGTTCTCCGCACCAATCTTAAGTATTCTCACTAATTCGAGTTTTTGTTCATCATTTAAATCCATAACGTTCTCTTTCTCAGCCTCATCCACAGCTTTTTTCTTATATTCTTTGTCTTCTTCTTTGTATGTTTTCAAACCTTTAACGATATCTACCATTTCAGATATTTTTACGGTTTTAATAAAGTGAGGTTTGGTTCCTGAGATAAATCCACCAAACCAGCCTCCTGCAGCAGATAAAGAAGAACAGCAGCAAAGTCCTAGGACAACACCGATAGCGGCCATATTATCATGTACATAGATTTAAATTTAGGCCACCATTCCCTTCTTTTTGAGGACGTTTTTCAGTTCAGCCATGAGTTTAGCGCGTCGAGCGTTTACGACTGGTCGCCGTTGGGGTGGGGGAGGAGGAGGTGGTGGTGGGGGAGGAATACCCGCACGAACCACGGTTGGAGCAACTATAGTTTGACACACTCTGATAACTCTCTGTGCATTTTTCACACTGTTATCAAAGTTCATCCTAATTTTGGTGCGAAGTTCCCTAGCTGTGAGCTTCACACGTTTACCCTTGACAGTTTTGGTGATCCGAAGACCTTGCTTCTTGGCCTTGTTTTTTAATTCAAGATACTGCATATACTCTTGGTTGATATTATAATATAAAGTTATCATTCTTAATTTTATTAATATGTTGGCTGTTTGTCAAACCCCAATTTGTTTTCATAACATTGGAAGACGGCGACGAACCTATCGATCGCGAAAAAAACCATGTATGAAGAAGGTTGACAGGCTCGATTGTGCTATACGTCATAGAAGGTGTCCAGGTTGCCCATTCAATGACTTCTTCAGGCCCGACAAAATCAATATAAAATCAGATCAAGAAAAGTCTTCAGATCACCCGTCTCAATAAGTCTGGCGTATAATATACCTTCCTGATCGAAATAGAGTGGGTTTAGATTCGCCCTATCAAATACATTTTTAAGTTTAATTTTTAGTTTGTCTAGATGCATCAATACTTTGGATAATATATCGAAATCTAGGACCTGGACACCCATACGGAATGCGACCTTGTTTACACTATATTCACCCGTATCAGTTTGAACGAGAAATTGTTTTTTTATAAATTCTTCTATTTCGTTTCTTGGGCTAATCCCAATTTGATTTGCAATTTGTGTAATTTCCATTAAATTATCTAAACCCGCTACTAACTTTCTTATAAATTCACGCTTACCTTGTGGGAGTGACATCTTATTGTGTATAAAGATAAAAAACGCACCTAGGGTAAGATGACTGATGTATTTGAATTAAAAATTATGATTAGTAAGGTACTTCTTCCAAGAATTAGAAAACTTGAAGAAGAACTTGCGTCATTACGAAAACATACGTGGCCGTATGTACAGGGGAAAAAAGAATCTCATCAACTTGACGATATCGAGGCGAAGGCGGATTTTCTTAAACATCTCGATGAGGACACAGTAGTTGAATTATTAAGGGCAAAGGCGAGACTCTATGGGAATACTGGTTTTCTAACAAGAGAATACGATAGTCTACGAAATAATTTTTGTTGAGCTATAGTAAAGATGTTAGGAGCTCTCATGTCAACATCGGGTGAACCAATGGGTAATACCCAATTAGGTTTCACAATTGCATGCTTGCTTTGTTCAGTTATGGGCCTTATGGGTATGATGAAGATACCCGTAAAATCACCACCTATATTAGCAGCTTGTGCTCTTTCAGCATGCTGTTCTTCCAGTCAAACAAGTTCACTTATAAATGACGTACAGAAACGTGTCAAAAAGAGTCAGGAGACTCCAGCTGAAACTCCGGCGGCGTAATAAAAAATCATAATTTATAGTAGATGATACATTCAAGTGATGAACCTATGCATATTGGGGCTCTCATATGTCTAATCATATGTATATTTATTACAGGTAGTGGCACCAAAACCATTTTACAGATGCCTCTAGTACCACAAACTGGGTTGATGGCAGCTTGTTGTTGTTTGTCTTGCATATCTTCAACAACTACTGTCGCAAAAGATCTACAGAAACGTTAAATTAGAAAAAATCATCAGTCCTGTACATATTTACAGTGAATGAACCAGTCTTTCCCATTACGGTGACTGTTTCATTTCCGTATAGCTCTTGGCATCCAATGTCTTCCATACAGTCTCTCGCATTGTGGGAGACTGACACTGGGTAAAGATTTTCACCTCCGGTAGTGGTGTAGTAATTGTAGCGATCACGGCGACCACGTACCTCCTTACCATAGAGAGGGAGAGTCTCATCACCATTCGTGATTAGACCCATCTGTTGCATGTGACCAGGCTTGTATTGTTTGATGGGTGGACCCCTAAATTCGGGTTCTTGGGTGTGACCACGACGAGTAGGTACTGGACGCACTGGCACTGGAACAGCTACTTCTACTGGGACCTCGACAACTTGGGGGTTGTAGAACATGTAGCCTACAGCCCCTACAAGTACAATAACAGTCAATATTAACAAGTTTGTCTTTTGCTTGTTCTTCATATACTATAGTTAAGGAAAATCTTTTACATAAAGACATGAAGGTCTTGGCGATCGATATAGGATACCATAATATGGGTCTAGTTCTTGCCGAGTTTGAAGATAGCCCAAAAATTGATGTGAAATACATGAAAAAGGTAAGTCTCGAGGACTACAAGTATATACATACAAATGACTTTGTTGACCTTGTCCCTTTATTTGTTGAAGATCACCAAGATATATTTGATTCAGCTGATAAAATACTTATAGAGAGACAACCACCCGGGGGGTTCACAAATATTGAGATTCTATTAAATTACATGTTCAAAGATAAGGTTATTTTAATTTCACCTGTGAGCATGCATATGCATTTTGGTATGAGACACCTAGACTATGAAGAGCGTAAAGAGAGAACCGTACTAATAGCTGAAAAATATCTAGATGATGAGATCCCATATGAAAGAAAACATGATATAGCGGATGCTCTCTGTATGATTGTCTATTTTAACTTCAAAGTTACAACTCATATATTCGACAAGTTTAGATATTTTCCTAAGGTATAGTATATGCCAACAGCTAAACAACTCCAGAACGCAAAGACAAAATTAAAAAAGACTCCTAAATCCAATGGTAACAAACCTGTTATACCTACAGCAGCTCTTCTTCGTTTAATTGCTGCCGACCCCAGGATTCAAAGGAATCGTAATTTTATGAAACAAGTTCAAGAACTCGTCAAGAAGAAGTAGTTTTACCTTTGAGTGTTACTTTTAGTTCATCAAAGAACGTGTCGAAAACACCCAATCTATACTGAACAAATGCCCAAAGTGCGAAAAACATAGTCTTCGTCATCTTATTTACATCATTCTCCTCCATTTTGTAAATTGGACCAACAAGTCTTCCCATAAAAGTTTCATCCTTAGATTTACCAGTCATTGCAATCTCCGCTTGGGTTAATGCACATGTATCGTCGTTCACTGACCAATGATAAAAAATGAATGGTATAACCATCGAGTAAAACTCAAGATTTCTACGATTATTTGTAAAAGGTACTATCAAAATCATGAGTAAAAAAATAACGTGTAGTGCAAAAATTATATTCATTTACTATATACAATGGTAAAAGAAAAAATTGTATGGAATGATCAGCACGAAATTATATTACGACAATGGGGTGAGGCCTGTGCGTGTTATAGGTTTATGCATCATAGATCATATTTACTCTATAAAGACCTGAGTATGAAATTTACCTTACCCGTCATTGTACTTTCGACTATTACAGGAACAGCTAACTTTGCACAATCTACACTCCCCCCTAGTATTCAACCCGCTGCACCATCAGTTATAGGTGGTTTGAATTTAATTGCAGGACTGATTGCCACAATCATGCAATTCTTAAAAATTAATGAATTAATGGAAAATCATCGAACTGCGGCGTTAGCTCATGGTCTATTATCTAGAAATATTCGACTCATGTTAGCGATATCACGTGATGAACGTAAGAAGGATGGTTTGAAATTTGTTGAAGACTGCAAGACTGAATACGATAGACTTCTCGAACAATCTCCATCAATTCCTAAACAAATAATGAAAGATTTTGATAAAGAATACCCACTTGATAATATTTTTACAAAACCCGAAATTCTTAATGTGCGTTCAATTCCAATTCTCAAACTTCCCAAGACTATTGAGCCAATTGAAGCTATAACTAAAAATACACCTCTCGAGCGTGTAGGTAAATTTCTTTCTAAATCTAAAACACCACCACCAAGTGAAGCCAGTGAAGAGTCTAATCTAGATGAAGTTGAGGAGATAGAGGAAGAAGAGACAGACGTCGAGCAAGGTACACCAAAAGAATAAACATAACCACATTGGTTAGAACTCCACATGCAACGTATGGTAAAATTTTCCTTTTTAAAGGTTCTACGATACGTTTATGTAGTGCGTCATTTTCAAGCACTAAATCTATGGCCTGATTAGTAAGATCATCAATGGACTCTTTCATTAAAGTAATC